CCTTACTGATGACCAGGCTAACGAGCTTAACGCTATCGGCGTAGTTACAGCAGTAAATCACAACGGATTCCGTTCATGGGGCAACAACACAGCAGCTTACCCGGCAACAACAGATCCTAAAGACAGATGGATTGGTTGTCGTAGGTTCTTCTCATGGTGGGGCAACCGTTTCATCATCACTTATGCAGATAAGATTGATGATCCTGCAAATTACAGACTTATTGAGTCCTTTGTTGATTCTGAGAATGTATTTGCAAACGGCCTTGTAGCAGCTGACAAGTGCGCCGGACTTCGTATGGAGTACCGCCAGGAAGATAACTACATCGGTGACGTGCTTAACGGCAAGATCACATTCAGAGAGTACCTTGCACCTTATACACCGGCAGAGTATGTACTTGATATCTTAGAGTACGATCCTTCAATGGTTGAAGAGGCACTTGGGGGAGGTGAAGCATAATGGCAAAGCAGAGCTTGATACCTGAAATTATCAATAACTATAACGTATACGGCAAGGGCAACAAGTGTATCGGTGTAACCGGAGCTACAACCCTTCCTACAATGGATGCCATTACTGAGACTATCAACGGAGCCGGAATACTCGGAACATACGAGACTTCCGTACCCGGACAGTTTGGCAGCTTAGAGCAGGAGATCAACTTCCGTAATCTTGACGAGGATGTGTTCTCTATCATGGATCCTTCTGAGCCTGTTGCTATTACAATGCGTGGTTCAGAGCAGCTTACCAACAGAAGCACCGGAGCTTTAACCTACAGACCTGTAAGGATTGTAGAGAGAGGCAGACTTAAGAGCTTCGATCCCGGCAAGCTGGAGAATGGAAAGATGATGGAAAGCAAGGTTACTCTGGAGCTTTTCTACTATCTCATTGAGGTTGACGGAAAAGTTATGTTAGAGTACGACAAGCTTAACAGCGTTTACAAGATCAACGGTAAGGATATGCTGGCAAAGATTAAGGCTTATAGCTAATCTGAGCAGAAAACAGAATAAGAATTTAACCAGACCGATGGTTGTCCAAGGTACCGGCTGAGTGGCTAACCAGCCGCTTGACCGGTACTTTTTGTTTACAATGACCGCTTAAGGGCGGTCAAAAGATTATACAAGACAAACGAAAGAGAGGGTTTGACAATGGAAGATTATGAGAATTACGACGTAGCAACCGAAGAGGATGACGAGGATTTCAACAAGGCTTTAGGCTTTGATGCTGAAGAATCCGAGAATGACGACGAAGAAAAAGAGGACGAGCTTATAGTTGAGTTCAAAAAGCCTTTTGTATTCGAGGGCGAGACTTATACGCAGCTTGATTTAAGCGGACTTGAAGAGCTTACCGGTGCCGACCTTGCAAAGATTGACAGGGCCATGAGAAAGAAAAACTCTGATGATTTAGTTCCTGAGATGTCACTTGATTATGCGCTGGCACTTGCAGTAAGGGCAACAGGAAAGCCTATTGAGTTCTTTAGGGCTTTACCCATGAAAGAGTGCAGAAATGTGAGGAACAAAGTAAGGACTTTTTTATTCAATTAGGCATCGGACTGAATGATATAAAACAGATACGAAAGATAAACATCCAACTGTCAATGTCTCTTAAAACGGACTTTAACGAGATGTCAAAGCTGACATTGGCGGAGTGGGTGGACACAATAAGAGAGGTGAGCGAGGTTGTCAGCGAAAGGAAAAGAATACAAACTGATGGTCAGAATCGCAGGCGAAATAGATAAGACCTTCAGTAATTCCGTGAAATCGGTCAAGAATGAAGTCGGAAAGATGAAGAAGATGACAGCCGATGAAACCTTCTCAGTGCTTGACCAGGGGTTTAACAAAATTGAAAGTGTGGGGAAGAAAGCCCTTAACACTATAAAGCGAACGGCGGAGTTAGCAGCTGTGGCGGTGGCCGGTATAGGTACCGCCGCCACAAATGCCGGTATGGAGTTTGAAGCTGCCATGAGTACTGTTGAAGCCATAAGCGGTGCGAACAGCGAACAGATGGACGAGCTGACAGAAAAGGCAAGGGAGCTGGGCCGCAATAGTATTTATTCTGCTTCGGAAGTGGCCGACGCTATGCAGTACATGGGTATGGCAGGCTGGAAAACAGAACAGATATTAGCTGGTATTGATCCTGTACTGAATCTTGCTACCGCATCCGGTGAAGATTTTGCCATGGTATCGGATATCGTAACCGATAACCTTACAGCTTTTAATATGACCGCAGAAGAAGCGGCACGAATGGCCGACGTAATGGCAGCGGCAGCTATGAACAGTAACACTAATGTTGCAAAGATGGGCGCAACATTCAAATATGCCGGTTCAGTTGCAGGAGCTTTAGACTTCACGATTGAAGATGTGGCGATCGCAACAGGCTTAATGGCTTCCAGCGGCGTAAAGGCTAACATGGCCGGTACCGCTTTGAGAAACATATTTACAAGAATGGTTAAGCCCACAAAGGACGCACAAAAGGCTATGGATGCTTTCGGGTTATCCATTACAGAGATAGATCCCAAAACGGGAGAAGAAAAGATTAAGTCCTTAATGGATATCATGTTGCAGATGCGAAAGAATGTAACCGGAAAATCCCAGGACGAGATCAAACAGTTAGTAGCCGGACTGTCGGGCGGCGGAGTTGAGCAGCTGACAGCCGAGGAAAAGAAATATTACGAGTCGTTATCCGAGGAAGAGCTTGACGCTTTAGTGCTTGCCGAAGAACTAAGCGAGGCAGAGAAGAAAGCTTACGAAGGAATGACACAGACAGAAAAAGCTTATTATGCTGCCGGACTTGCAGGACAACGAGGTATGACCGGACTTTTGACAATCCTTAATGCGTCAGACGAGGATTTCAAGAAGCTTACAGAAGCAATTTACGGAAGTGCCGGAGCTGCCGAGTACATGGCAAATGTAAAGGTGGACAATCTGAAAGGTGACTTGTCAATCCTGAAGAACAATGTCACCGATGCAGGCATAGAGCTTTACGATACATTTAGTACAGATTTACGAGGCTATGTACAGGGCTTTACAGAATTTATCAGAGACAATATAAAGAATATTCCTAAATGGGTTGACGAGATATCAGCACACTTAGCGACATTCAAGCGTAAGGCAAGCAAGTTTGTAGAACCGGTATTCGATATGATAGTCGGCGGCTTTAAGTGGCTTGTGAAAAACAAGAGTGCAGTTATAGGAGCTTTGGCCGGGATAGGTACAACGCTTGCAGTCTATAAGATAGGATCAACACTGACTCATGCAGTCACAGGCTTTACAAGCTTTATCACGGCGGCAAACCCGGCAACACTGGCATTTACCGGTATAGCGGCAGCAGTAGGAGTATTGACCGCAGCAATAACAGCTTATAACGTAGCCCAGCAGGAAATGATAGACCAGAACTTAGCAGACCATTTTGGAAACGTATCCCTGACGATGAAAGACTTAGAGGACGTAGCGCAGGGCATAGTTGACAATGGCACAATGCAGAAGCTAAGAGACGAGCTGGCCGCCTTTGATGATCTTGAAATCCTAAAGTCAACAATACAGGATTCATTCAAGGAAGTTAATAAGCTTACATGGAAAGTATCAATAGGCTTTGAATTATCCGAAGAAGAACAGCAGTCATACAAAGAAGCGGTCGAAACGGCAGGAAAAGCACAAGAAGAGCTTGCAGAAGATACAGCCCATGCAGTTAGCCAGATATGGGATACCAACGATCCCATAGGAGCAAAGGTTAATCAATTCTATCTTGACAATATGGTTGAGATGCAGACTTTAGGAAAGAGTCTGAGCGATGAAGTTAACCGGGCATTTGCTGACAACATCCTTGATCCTGAAGAAATGGTTGCTATATCCGAGATACAAGCAAAGATGGCAGAGATACAGAAAGCCATATCTTTAGGCGAGCAGGACGCAAAGCTTGAACTTATAAAACAGGACTACGCAGCAGGCACCGGGCTTGATAGTGAGTCATTCCAGAACTTACAGGCCCAGCTTGAAGAAGTACTCGAAGAAAATGAACAGACGTTCAATGATTATTATGTAAAGAAGTTTGCTTCTTTAACGGCGGCATACAAGGCTGAAGGATCAACCGTAACAGATGCCGAGTACAAAGAGCAGATAAAAGCACTCAATGACGAGAAAGTGCTTAACATAGCGGAGCAGAGAGCAAAGGCTTTACAATTCCAGAATGAAACCATAGCTAAGGCTTATCAGTCGGAGATTGAAGAATACAACAGACTGAAAGAAGAGATCCTTAAAGAGTACATGAGCGAGGACTTGTTAGACAACTGGGATATCGACAATACATTTAACGAGGCTTCAAAGTACTTAGTTGACATACAATCAAGGCTTATAGCCGGTACCGACAAAACCACAAGAGGCGCAGTCGAGCAGCTTATGGAAAACATGGAGAAGCAGATAGAAGAGTTGCTTGCCATGTCACAGACAAAGGGATTGAGCGAAGCTGCAAAGAAACAGCTTGAAGATCAGATAAATGCAATAAAGGCACAGATAGCGGAATTGTCAGGCTTTACAATGACAGACTACGAGACATCGGAAGCAGACATCTACAACACTATAAACAAGATGCTTGAAGAGGGAGATCTTACCGAGGGCGAAAGAGCAGTTGCCGAGAACATAAAGAAATTCCTTGAAGAGTCCGGAAGCTCATATCTGACACAGGCACAGGCCGAGATTGACAAGGGTTATGATGAAACCCTGGAAATGCTGAAGATGAAATACAAAGCCGGGTTTGATGTGGAGGCAGAATTAAGGATTGCATTAAACAGGGAAATAACATATCCGTCAACAACGACAACGCACGATTACAGCTATGTGAACGATCCTAACTGGTGGAAAACACACACGACAGGAGATATCGGCCACTATGCAAGCGGCGGAATAGTAGACAGGAAACAGCTTTCATGGATAGGCGAGAACGGGCCGGAAATGGTAATACCGCTTGACGGTAGCAACAGAGCCTTTGAGTTATGGGAGCAGGCAAGCCAGTTTATGAACGGAAGCTTGCTTGACAGATACGATATCAATACAGCCGGAAGCAGAGACACAACGATAGAGTATAGCCCGGTATTACAATTCTACGGCGATGCACCCAGCAAGTCAGACCTAAACGAAGCCTTAAAGGTATCGCAGGATGAATTTGAGGCTATGATGGACAGATACATGAAGAAACAGGCGAGACTTGCATTTTAACGGTATCAAGGTTGTCTGCCGGCGAAACCAAAAGTTGCACCGGTACAACTATTGATAGAGACAGGGATAATACCCATGTCAAACCTTCTTAACAAAAGTCGAGGGGACAGGAAAAAGGGCAGTCCTTGGACAGCTGCCCTTTGGATGGTTCCCGTGGTGTAGAGTTACAGCTTGCTAAGCGTGAGAGATCACAGGGAGACAAGGGAACTACTTAATTGGTGTATAAAAACGACCGTAGCCCACCAGCCAAAGACAAGAAGGCTTAAACAGAATAACAGACATAAAGCAGCGGAGGTATAGAAAATGGCTGGAACGTATAAGACTATATCCGGGGACACATGGGACTCCATAGCAAAGAAGTGTTACGGAGACGAAATGGCAGTTACGTTTTTAATGCAGAAAAACCAAAAGCTGCTTTTTGATTACTTTGTATTCCCGGCAGGGGTTAAGGTTGTTATTGAGGATCTACCGGAAGAAGATGACGGACTTCCTACATGGAGGTTTTAAGTATGGCAGACAAACCGAGAAGAACAGGGGTTAAGATAACATACGGATATACAGAGGCAAGCACAGCCAGCATAGAGGATACTCTTATCACTCCTGAAAAGGCAACACAGCAGAAAAAGACACAGAAGAAAACAACGACAACAAAGAAAAGCGGAGCAAGCATTGACTCACTTGCACCGAAGCTGATTATAAGACCGACAAAGGACATGAGCTTTGCGAATAAATAAGAGCAGGTGACAGCATGGCAAAGAACGGAGTAACAATTACATATACCGACAGCGGAAAACCATTAGGAAGCCTTATAGCCGATAACCTGGAATCGTTAAGCTACACGGATGTAGCAAGCGGTAAATCGGACAGCATAAGCCTTACGATAGCCGACATAGACAGAGAGTGGATAGAAAAGTATATGCCGGAGCGAGGGGCAGCAGTCACGATAAAGATAGTCCCGAAGGACTGGGAGAAGGCAAAAGCCTTTGAGTGCGGAACGTTCTTGATAGATGATATCTCATTCTCGGGGCGGCCCATGGAGTGCAGCTTAGGCGGAGTCAGTACGCCGACAATGCAGGATTTCAAGAGCAAGCCTATAAACAAGACATGGACGAAAACAACCTTGCAGGAAATAGCGGTCAAGGTAGCAAAGGCAGCAGGCGTAAAGGTTTACTACGAAGGAAACCAGATACAGATAAAAGAGATAGAGCAGAACAAC